CATTTATTACTTGTGATCCTCGTAAAGATATATTTGCTGTACCTACTGAACCTGGCCTTATTGTCAGTTTTGGTAATATTATTAAAGCATTTAGACCGGTTCCTTTATCAGCTGAACCCGGTCTAATAGACCATCACTAGGAGGTGATAAAATGGAATTTGCAACACAGTATAATAGGAAGCGTCAAGCTCCTGAAGACAATGACGGAAAAACATCCGTCGATCGTGCTGGATACATGCCGGCACAAAAAAGAATCGAGAACATAATGTTTGCTGGACAACGACTTGTACAATCCAGGAGAGAAATGTTCGATTTTGAAGGTGATCAATTTGATCCATCTTTCAATGATCCAACCAGGAACAAGAATTATGATATGGCCGACGCATTTCAGGATGGCCTAATCAATCAGGAAAGATTGGCAAAATCCAAGCATGACCAACTTGTTCAGGAGGAGGCTTTAAAAGCCTCCCAAACTGCTCAGAAGACACAGGAAGTGGCTTCTGACAGTAAAAACGGGTAGAAATATCCCGGTTTTGAACTGGGCTATATTGTGTCTCTTGATATAATATAGCCCGGTGACACCGATAAGGTTCACTAAAAAAAAATGGAGGAAAAAATAACTCTATGTTCGGATTAGATGATGTAGTGATTGGCAGTATAATAGCGTCAGGAGTTTCCAGTGTTGCCAATACAGCACTTGGATTTGCTAATTATAATTACCAAAAAAATCTACAAAACAGAATGTTTGACCGTGAAGATACATCTATCGCTCGGCGAGTAGCAGATTTAAAAGCTGCCGGATTATCTCCAGTCCTGGCAGCAGGTCAGGGAGCAAATGCAGGACCTGTCGTTCAGGTCAAACAACCAGAAGTCGACACACAAGTAATCCAGGGACTACAAAACTTACTTACAATGCAAAAAGATTTTGCAGTAAAAGATAAACAAATAGAAGTATTGCAATCTCAAAAACATCTAAATGATATATCCACAGCCATGAAGTCTTGGGATTTATCAAAATATATGCAGGCTGGTACTGCATCAAATGCAACTGGTTTAGCTAAAACAATTCGTGATTTATTTCAATTATCAGATTCACCAATCGCTGATACAATAAAAAGAGAAGTAAATGAAAAAATTAACCCATCAAAAATTAAAATACCAGGTGATAAGTCAGGTAAAACTTATAATATAACACCAGAAGACAGAGCAAAAGCTGCGGACGAAGCAAAAAAGCTCCGCGCTAAGTTTGGCTTTTAAAAAAAATTAAGGAGGTATCTAATGAGATACAAAAAACGTAACTACGGAAAACGTAGTCTGAAGTCCAGGTCACACCGCAAAAGTACCAGGCTCAGAAGTTATGGCTCATCACGTGGAGGCATAAGACTATGATATGCAGTGTACTAAACCAATCACACTATTTAAAGTTGGAACGAAGATTTATCCAGATGGACTAGAAGTACCATGTGGAAAGTGTTTACACTGTAGAAAAAAACAAAGGAGTGAATGGGCAATGAGATTATATCATGAACTGGCATACCATGAAGATTCAGTCTTTTTAACACTCACTTACAATGAGAAGTCATTACCAGAAAATGACAGTCTAATAAAACGTGATCTACAATTATTCTTTAAAAGATTACGCAAAGCCCTTCCATCCGAAAAAAAAATTAAATACTTTGCTTGTGGCGAATATGGTGACGAAAAAGAACGTCCACACTATCATGCAATAGTATTTGGCCTTGGCCTTAAACCGGCGGATCGTCAATATGTAATAGACTCTTGGAACAAGTGCGATTGGGACAACGAAGAAATATATAACGGTGCCTTTGGCTATGTATCCCCAGAATCAATTAATTACACGGCCGGTTATGTAAACAAAAAGTTCTCTGGCAATATGGCAGAAGAACAATATGAACAACGAGGCAGAGAGCCCGTGTTCAGAATATCGAGTCTTGGATTAGGTAAACAGTTTGCTTTAGATGAAAGTAAACGAATAACCGAAGATCTCGAAATAAATTACCAGGGACGTAAAGTATCGATACCCCGGTATTACGTAAAAGTCCTGGGAATTGATCCCGATTTAATCAAGGAAAAAGCTTTAGACTTGGATCGGGAAAAAGTATCAAAATTAGTTGGATTGTATTTGGACAGCAATGAGCTTTATAGTTATGGTGATTTGAATGATAATTTATGTTTCATTGAAAAGAACAATAACCGAAAAGCACAGGCTGACAAAAATTTACAAGCTAAACTTAATTTGACTAAACGAAAGTTTTAGACCTTACATAACGCAGTTATGCAAGGTGAACAAGGGCAGGTTGCCCGCGTTAGCATAATCCGTGTACTTAACACTTGTTTGGCTTGACAATCGTGTTATAATGGATTAAATAAAAAATAGGAGGTATCTAAATGATACTATACAGTATTTACGACAAAGTAGCGGACGAATTCGGGCCGATTTACGAGGCAAAAAACGACATGGTAGCCTCCAGAGCTTATGCAGCATTAGTTAAGCCCGAAATGGCTCATGATTATGAGTTATACGCAGTTGGTGAAAGAGTAAATGGCGATATATCGTTTGTTTTAGTTCCTTATGATCCAATTCGTAAAATTGACGTCGTAGTGAAGCTTTCAGCAGATAAAAAACTGGCACTTGTGGAGGTTTCACATGAGTAGAAAAATTTTCCAGCGAACTGGAGGACTTGTTCCTGGTAGGACATTGTTCAATCTGTCCTACGAAAAAAAATTCACCTGTGACATGGCCCAATTAATTCCTGTCATGTGTGACGAAGTTGTGCCCGGTGACTTCTTTGAAATGGGCAACGAGGCAGTGATTAGATTCCAGCCTCTTGTAGCCCCCGTGTTGCATGAGATAAACATGTATGTGCATTATTTCTTTGTTCCTTATAGATTACTTTGGGACAATGCAACTCCCGATAATTGGGAAACATTTATTAGTGGAGGAATAGACGGTGATGAACTTCCTACGATACCAACATGGGAACCAACAGTTACAACAGAGGGCTCCCTATGGGACTATATGGGTTTTCCTACTGGAATTGATCCTGATGGTGCTTATCCTATTGATTTTCCCCGTCGTGCTTATAATCTTGTATACAATGAGTTCTACAGGGATGAAACTTTAGTAACTGAAGTTGCACTTACAAATGAAACAATTCTTTCCCGTGCCTGGGAAAAAGATTATTTCACCTCTGCTTTAACAGCACAACAAAGAGGAACTGCTCCGGCTTTACCTATTTCCGGAACAACTCACGCAGTTTGGAATTTAACTGATATAGACTCAACTTCTTCTGCTGGTAATTGGCATAGTTCTGGATCCGGTCCTAATGATCAATTATATATCCAAAACCCTGGGACGAATGGACAAGCGAATGCTTTAGCTTTTCTTAATAAAAATACTGTTGATTTGGCAGTGGCGTCAACCTTTGACATTGCCGATCTTAGACTTGCATTTCAAGTCCAACGATGGATGGAGCGTAATGCACGTGCTGGTGTAAGATATACCGAATTTTTACAAGCTCACTTCGGTGTAGCTCCTCGCGATGATAGAATGCAACGCCCCGAATATATTGGCGGATCAAAGTCACCGATTATAGTATCGGAAGTATTACAGACGTCAGGAACTAAAGACGAACCTACACCACAAGGAAACATGGCAGGACATGGAATTTCAGTGTCAACTAACCAATGTGGAAAATTCCGTTGCCAGGAGTTCGGTCTTATTATGGGCATATTATCAGTCATGCCACGGTCAGCATATCAACAAGGCATAAACAGACAATGGTTAAAAGCTACCAAGTACGATTTTTACTTTCCTGAGTTTGCTAACCTTAGTGAACAGGCAATAACCAATGCTGAAATATGCGCCTCTGGAGTATCAGCACATAATACAGGAATATTCGGTTACCAAGGAAGATATGACGAACTTCGTACAAAACAGAATCAGATTTGCGGAGAGATGCGCACTACATATGATTACTGGCACCTTGGCAGACAGTTTAACCCTGCTTTACCACCTGCGTTAAATGGCACATTTATAACATGTGATCCACGCAAGGACATATTTGCAGTACCAACCGAACCTGGTCTTATTGTATCGTTCGGCAATATTATTAAAGCGTTCAGACCTGTACCATTATCAGCTGAACCTGGTCTAATAGACCATCACTAGGAGGTGATTAAATGCAATTTGCTACACAGTTCAACAGGGTGCGTTCAGCACCAGAAAACAATGACGGTAAAACATCCGCAGATAAATACAGCTTCCGTAAAGAAATTATACCATTGGAAAGCGGGGAGAAAGATCCGACAGATTTCATGGCTCACTACGGAGTTGAACCTACAAAAACACTTTTAAAAAAACTAATCGATGGTAACCATTAGAAAGGACTTGGAGTTTCAGACTCAAGACGAAGCAGAACTTTTTCTACAGGAGCAGTTCCTTGGAAAAGTCGTTACAGTTTCCTATTTGGATGCTGAAAAGGAAGAGCAAATTTATTCAGGAAAAGTCGATAAGCTTGTACTGGATACAGTTACAAAACATAAAGGAGTGATTCTGTTTTTTATAGGTAAAAGAATCACAGTTCCAAAAGATGAAGTTTTTCAACGTATAACACTTCTAAATTAATATGGCGATAGCTCAAGACGTTACGCAAGAAATAAAAGGAGGATTTACCAAACAGATTGATGCCGGTGCGGCATCTTTGATGTTTGAAATTCTACAAAAGCATCAATACACTTTTCCAATTAGGTCAACAATTCGAGAAGTTGTTTGTAACTCCCTGGATAGTGTTAAAGAAAGGGATATAGCCCTTGAAATTCTTTCCGGTTGCGCTAAAGTTGAAGATTACTATATTCAACAGGAAGGAGATTTATTTAAAGACTCAAAGTTTGATTCCACTTACTATGATCCTGCCTACTTGTCGAGAGAACAGAATGTGTTCATCGATTATTATGAGGGAACGGAAATGCAAAAGGATCGTGTAGAAATCAAAGAT